AATTAATTGTAGTATAATGCTTTTTAAATATTACTATTTTTTCTTGTCATCATCATTCGTCTAAGTTTTTGTTTCCTTGAAAGATATTTACTTCGTTTTTTCAAGGAGTATTTTTGCCCAGGGAATCTTAAAAGTCTAGCAGATTTTTTACACGTAAATTTACCATGACGAAGACCTTTTCGTCGAAAAATAGAATCAGTACAGACACCGATTGCTTTTGACTCTTCCGCATCACTCTCGCTCATAGTTTCATTGTCCGAACTTTTAACTTTTTTAATACATTTGCATAATTTTTCAGCTAATATTTTTTCTGCTTTAGATTTTATTGTTTTAGAACTATCTGTAGGTAAAACTGGTATATCATAATAATTTAATATTTTTATGTAGTCATTTTTTTTTAAAAGACCCATTAGTATACTGTTATACTTAAGTTATATTAAATTTAGATAAAAATATTCAAAATACTATATTTCAAATGATATATTTCAAATATAAAAATATATACTCATATTTTATATTGTTAAATGCCTAAATTATTAAATACAAATACTATTACAAACATAAATACAAATATAAAAATAAGTAAAAAAAACAAAAAAGTAGTAGTATTTGATTTAGATGAAACACTTGGATCTTTCGTAGAATTAGGCTCATTTTGTACACTACTCGATGACTATTTTAACAATTCAAATAAAGCATATAGTATATTCAATGAATTATTAGACTTGTATCCTGAATTTTTACGCCCATATATTACAAATGTTCTGAAATTCCTACTTCAGAAAAAAAAAGATAACCTATGCAAAGCGGTAATGATATATACGAATAACAGTGGCGAAAGAGCATGGGTTGAACATATAGCGCGATATTTTGAAACGAAACTAAAATCCAAAATATTCGAACAAATCATATCCGCGTTTAAAATAAATGGTAAAATATTCGAAATTAATCGCACCACGCATGATAAAACAGTCGACGATTTTTTCCGATGTACAAAACTACCACGCGATATAGAAATATGTTTTGTAGACGATTTATTTCACCCCAAAATGGAAGATGATAGTGTATACTATATACACGTAAGAGGATATAAACACTATATCCCATCCGTAGAACTCGTTGATCGTTTTATTAATTCTCCCTTATCAAAAGATATAACAAATAAAGATGACTTCCGTAAGTTTATGATATCTAATTTAAAATATAATATTACCGAAAAAAGTAAAGAAGAACAAGAAATGGACGTGATTGTTAGTAAAAAAATGCTAGAACATATGAAAGAATTTTTTGATAAAGATGCAAACGATATAGATAACGATCACTATAAAGACGCCATCAATAAACAAAATCTGAAACTACATATTAAACCAAAATCATTCAAAAAAAATAAATTACTAAAAAACCCTAAAAATAAAACAGTAAAAAACCGATATTAGGTTTAACCGGTTTAAAACATGTTTTAGTTTGATGCTATAGCATCTGTGGACGCACTAGCTGCCAACAGTGCAACTTTCGCTTCAACAAGACGAAGATGTTTTTTTGTCTTTTTGTGGCAATTCATGTTAAATAACTGAACCTCACATCCACACTCACACATAACTTTCGTCTTGGCTTTTGCAAGAATTTTCTCACGCTGTTTGTTGTAGTAGTCCTTATTGTAGTCCTTTATTATCTCACCTCGTTCTTTGTTATATTTTTTCTGATATTCGAGTTTCTGTTCGCGATGTCTATAATAATATTCATTCAGCTTATCCCTGTCATTTGTTTCATTGCACTGCACCTTCGCAGACTCTTCGCCTTTGGGCACCTTTTTTAAACCGATTTTTGGTTTTGTATTAATAACCGCGGCAGGAGTGGGAGCAGGAACATCCGTACCACTAGTTTCATTCGTAGATATTTGATTATTTATATTTATTAATGATATATTCTTTTCCTTGTCATCGTGGCGATCATCCCTACATAAAATATTATTGTTATTTTTTTCAGATTCTATTTCATTGCGAGTCGAGACAATGTCGTTATTCGTAATTTCTTTCTTTAATTTGAAAACAAGACGCTTTTTCGCATCATTTCCTGATACGTTCGAGATGTTCTCAATAGAAGGTACATCGCTCATGTTCTGCGTCTGCATCTTGAGATGGGTTTGATTTATATTTTCTTGTTGTCATACATTTACATCTAACGTCATTTTTCGTTTCAATTTTCAATCCAAGAAAAATATAAATTATATATATATAATATAAAACCTATTTACTAAAAATTATGCTACTAACTACTGTTAATAACTATAATGAAAATGAGTACACACCAATCGGACTAGTAAGAGGAACAATAGTACATTCTGTTTCTTTTTTTAGAGATATTTTAGGAAATATAACCGGTATACTTGGAGGAAAAAATACTGCTATAAATAAAAAAGTAGACGATGTTTATGAAGAAGCAGTAAAAGAACTCGAAAAATACACTAAAGAAAAATATCCTAGTGCGGACGCAATTGCAGGTATAGAAATATCCCTTACTGAAATGCGCGAATTTTTTATATGCGTTGCAACAGGGACAGCACTTCGCAGACGATCTTCTGGTGCAAATATACAAAGCGTACGCCCAGGAGGAGGAAGAAAACGTCGAGGAACACGCTTACATAAATATAAAAAAAATAGCACTATTAAGAAAAAATAAAAAATAAAAAATAAAAGATAAAAAACATACATAAATATTTATCTGTACATCATACCTATAACTTTGTATATGAACGACCAATATATTTGTCAAGCTTCCCCAAAAATATTGCACCTGATTTTTCATGTCGCTCTTGAATCTCTGCATTCAGAGTCACATCGGTAACAAGCACTTTTTTACTACCTTGATACCAATATGTATATGCAGGAGGAGTCATCGTACGCCCCTTGAATTTATGCACCACCGTTTTACCATTTTGCGTTTTGATGCGTTCATTTTGTATTTCATCGGAATACCATCCATAATAGTAACAGTCGTCCGCACGATCTTTACTAAGATCATCAACTCTCGTAATTGACTTTACCTGCCTTGACGCCTCTGCTTGAAGCGCGGACAATAGACTCATGTGATTCTTTAACTCACTTTCCAACATTTGATATGTGTGTGCCTTTTTTAATGCTGTATATGTTATTATACTATTTAATAATTTCAATTTTTAATTTATGATAAGTATACAAATTAAAAATACTAATATAGATTATTGCTCTTGCTGTTGTTGTTTTTGTTTTAAAAAATCAAATATACTACTACTATTATTACCGCTCTTACTACTACCGCTACCACACCCGCAACCACCACCACTTTGCCTGCGTTTACTCATTCTACTTGTCTTTGTCTTTCGCATACCTTTACGTCGCCTATACATGCGTGAACTGAAACGCTTTTTACTAGTGCGTCGTATACTTTTGCGTCGGCGCTTACTGCTACCTCTACTGCCGCCACCACCACTCTGATAACCGCTCTTATTCGATCTTTTTTTTTCCATATTCTTTTTTGCCCCACTGCTTCTATTCTTCTTTTCCTTTATCCATACCTTAATATCTCCATGAGTACGACTACCATTATATACTTCAGGCGAACTATGATTAGACGGATGCAAGTATAAAATAGTAGGAAAACCATTTACATGTCTACTTACATTAATGTGCTTATTAAATCCCTCCACTGCTGCTCGTTCAACTGCTCCTAAAATCATTTCTTCTCCTATTTCTTCTTTTAAATCATTAATTGCACTATTCCAATGAGGTTTTATCATATTACAAGGATTACAGCCATTCATATAAAAAAGAACAACACCATGTTTACCCTTTAACGCGGCAATATCACTATCTGATAAAATAATAGGTGTATCTTTGTCAATCATATTTTAGTCTATATGTCTATATATTAAATTTAGACAATATTTTTTTCTAACGACAAATATTTATTGCACATATAATTTATATAGTATATAATATATAGTATATAAATGTATTCAACAAAATTTATAATATTAATTTTATTTGTAATATTTACATATTTTGTATTAAATTATACATCTGCGGGTTTCAAAGAAGCACTAACAATGTCCTCTTCTCAAGATAATTCATGTCCAAATATTCTTATACAAAAAGGTGCACAACTATATTTATATAATTCTAAAAAAACAATGGTACCAGGCGTAAACCCAGTTATTTTTAATAATTTAGAGGAATACGCAGAATTCCTACAATGGCAACGTTCTACAGGCTTAATATGTCCTGTTTTATTTTTACAACAATCAATGGACGCACAAGGAGGAGAATCATATAAAATCCGCCCGGGACCAATGGATCTACAAGGCGGTTTACCTCCATCAAGACCAAGCAATCGCAGTGCACCACCACAAATTATGCCAAATGTTACTAAACTCCTCGACGCGTCACGCGATGATCCACCATATAACGTAAATTCGTATCCAGGATATGACGCATCAAATATAGACCAAGGTGAATTTACCCCAGATATGATGCTAGACTATATTGCACAAACCACTGGTTTAAGCCCAAACCCAATGGATCCAAACTGGGGTGGTGCAGATTTCACACAAGCACTAATCGACGCTGGTTATTATAGAGATAATAATGTAGCAATATCCGTTAATAATTAATTATTCACCGCTTGTACGATTCACAAGAAACTTTTTAATATTATCGACACATGTTTTATTAATCTTTCGTAATGTACCTTTTTCAGTTTTTATCATAAATGTATTTAAACAATTTGCATCTTTATCGAGTTGATATAAGAGATTTTTTATTGTCTTATATTCACGCATAATTTGAGTTGCTATTTTTGAACTTATCCCTGGAATACATGATAACATTATTATGCTTATATTATCCGGCGTTATATATTCATTCTTTTCCTTATGACTTTTAAATACGCCGCAATATTTCTCATCCTCATTATCATCCGACTTACTGTCGCTTTCTTCTAAAACTAAATTTTTGTTTTGTATAACGGAATTTTCAATCAAACTATAATACGCTTTTCTATTTTTATCAATGCTACTAGTTTTTTCATATTTGTCCGCAAAATATACAATAACATCTGCTGTCTCACATATAGAATTTGTTCTCATTACAGAAAATCCTTTATAATACATCAGCGAGAACATACTACTTATAAGAACTTTTTTCATTATACGACCTCGCTTCTCATTATATCTTTCAATATCTCCTTCAATAATATAAACAATATTATGATTATGTATATTTTCTTTATCTAGTCGAAATGATTGTTCATTGTATCTCCCATCTTTAATACTTGCAGCCAAGTCATACAATGTTTTTCTTTCAAATATAAGTATAGTATTTCCCAAATTATCTTCTAATACAACATCTCCTATTGGGAGCTGTATTTTTTTTATTTTGTGGATTTTCTCTATTTCTCCCGCGTCTCCTGTGACATCCGTATTAGCATCGCCTACAACATCCACATTCTGAAAAATATGCAAAGGTACTAAACATCCATTATTTCGCAAGTCTCCGCGCATAGATTTAGATGGTGACTTATTTTTTACAACAGTTTTTGAATTTTTATTACATTCTTCCTCTTCTAAAATAGACATTGCTTCAACGCGTCGTTCAATAAGTGGTATCAAATCACATTCTCTGTTATCGAGTTTTATGATCATCGTTACACAAAGCTAATCTAAAATAAACTGGTTAAATGTAAATGCTAGTATGAATAATATAACAGTGCGTTTCTAAATTGTTTATTCTATTTATTTAATAAAATGGAATAAACTTGTATAAACTTGGGTTATACAGACCCAATAATAAAGACCTTGTTACAAAAGAGGACCACCATTGCGAGGTGGGTTATAGTACTGTCTAAAGTTAAACAAATAGTTAGCATTTAATGCAGGTACAGCAATCTGACTTCTTTGTCCAAAAGGAATCATAAAACCAGTTGCAGATGGTTGCGCACCTCCTTTTTTAGTACCACCACCATTTCGCGTATTTGCATAAAGACCATCGGCGGATCCCGGTCCGCTAAACAATACTCGCCGAGCCATTGCCGATCTTCCGTTTCTACTGCGTTGTCCGTTTCTCATATTTACGATAGAATTATATAATCTTGTAATATTATATTTCAAGATTATACTAAATTATATATTAATAATATTAACAATATAGAAAAATATTAAACAAAAGTTTGATTACCGCGTCCGTAAAGTCTTCCAATACCGGGAGATGAATGCATTCTTCCAGTACCACCGCTACTAGACTTGGAGCTAAATATCAAACCATTCGCCTTCATATATGCAAAACCAGCTTTGCATCCAACAGGAATGCAAAAGTTACAATAATTTGTATCACGTTGATACGTGTGAACAAGACTTGCAGGAACACCTACAGTGGGAGGCATTCCAGCCATGCTTCCAAAGATACATCCTCTATTGGTAAGAGACTCAGAAGATCTAGTTCTCTTACCTCCGGTAACATTCATTCCAACCATTTTGTTTTTTATATATATGCTAAATATAAAAATCCTCAAATATACAATTTAATATTATGTTATTTTTGTTTAGTATTTTTATTTGATTATAAAATAAATTGAAATCATTTAAAGTTAAAATATAATAATAATACATCACCAAGTTTTCTCTAATTCTTATCACTCTCAATTCAAATAAACATACGTAAATGTCAAAAAGTTCTGAAAATTCACCGTCTAATTCTCCTAAATTAAATACAACACAAATTTCGCAAAATGCTCAAGGAAAAAATATATTGAATGATGCTGACATTATTCAATGCGAAGATGGATATATCTTCAATCCATATAATCCAGAGAATAGAGAGATTACATTGAGCGAAGTTCAATCTATTCTTTCATCCTATGGTATACCAACACAACTTCATAACTTTGAACTTTATCGTAGGGCATTTATACATGCTTCTTATACAAAACGCCCACAACTTGAAAATGCAAGAGAAAATATAAAAATAATGCCTCAGCCATCGAATTGTATGCCTCTCCGAACAAAGTCAAACGAACGTCTAGAATTTCTCGGCGATGGAGTACTAGAATGTGTTACCAAATATTACTTATATCGAAGGTTTCCTAAAGAGAACGAAGGATTTATGACAGAGAAAAAAATAGCAATTGTAAAAAATGAATCAATCGGAAAACTTGCACTCGATATGGGGTTGCATAGATGGTTTATTATTTCTAAACATGCAGAAGAAAAACGCACTAGAACGAATCTAAAAAAATTAGGCTGTTTATTTGAAGCATTCATAGGTGCACTGTTTCTTGATTTTAATAAAATAAAAGTACACGATGAGGGTAAGTGGTTTGAGAATGTATTTGTTACGGGACCCGGATTCCAAATGGCACAGAAATTTATAGAAGCTGTTTTTGAAAGACATATCGACTGGATATCTCTCATAAAGAATGATGACAATTATAAAAATATATTACAAGTAAAGATTCAAAAAGAATTCAAGACAACACCCGATTATTTAGAAATACAACATGATATAGATATTGGCTATACTATGGGGGTTTATTTATGTTTAGGTAAAGAAATATATCAAGTAGATTATAAAACAGCAATTAACTATAATGATATCAAGTCATTTACAAAAATCCATGAAATTTGTCAAGAAAAAGGACACGTATTAGTACACTTTGCTTCAGGTACTCACAAGATTAAAAAAAAAGCAGAACAAATGGCATGTGAATACGCATTACAAATAATCTAGTATTATATATTACAATTTATAGATAATATGCATCATAAATAATATTCAAAAATCTTATTATTTTATTATCTTATTTAAAACAATATTTGATTTATAATTTTTTAAATATGTTTATTATTTCTGTTTCTATTTAATTATATTTTTATTCATATATTATAATGGAAGCTAATACCGAACTTGAATCCAGAATAGAAAATTTGAAATTAAGATTACAAGAATCTAATACAAAAATAGCTGATCCTGCAAGTGCAACACAATCTGACATGGAAGAAAATAGAGAATTAAAAAGTTCACTAGCAAAACTTCAGTCACAGTCTCAGAATTTTTCTCTGAAACCAAAATCATATACCGATATAATGAGTACTATTGCATCTCCAACTTCTCTTCTCGAGTCTGCATCCAATGCACCTGTACCCACTACGCCGCGACTACCCGCACCACCAATCGCATCTCTTTTAACCCAAGGCGAAGATTTACTTGATACTGAAAACATGAGTGAAGAAGAGAAACTACCACAATCACAATTAGATGTTTTACAAGCACCTGATGTAGGAGCAAAAGTACTCCCAAGTCAACGCCCTGGTGTTGATTATGCTGCGCAACAAATGATTAATGCACTTCAAAAACAGTTAGCACCTCCATCTATTTTAGCAAGATTAGAAGAAACAGGTAAACCGGTAAATGTAGCAAAACAAAAACCACGCCAAAGAATTACTATTCGATTCCCTGTACAAAGACAAATAGATCCTAATCTAGGTGAAGGTAGCGATGAACCATCTTACCAACCACCACCAGTAACAGTTATTGACAAACGTTCGGATGATTTAGTAGATCGTAAAAGTATATTAGAAAATTTGCGAGGTGCGTTACCAATCATTATAGCAAAACCTGGTGAAATAAGCAAAGAAAAACAACAAGCAAAATCTGTAAAATTACAACAGCCCATAAAGGAAGTTTCATTTGCAGAAACATCAAGTACATTTCGGCAAATCATAATTATAAAAAAAATGCCAAAGCATATATTTTTGACTGAAGACACATCTTTACTTCTGGATACATTATCTGATAAACAAGGTGAAGAAGTATCCACCGAGTTAACAAAGTCGGCAACGGAAGCATTACAAAAATCCTCACGATCAAGAGTAACTGCTAAACCAGAATTCGGTTTAATGTCGCACGATATAACCGATATGGAAATTCTTGGATCAGCGGTAAGAGAAAGACTACCTCAGAAAAAACATGTAGGAGTTATGGCGTCTGGTTACTATATGAATAATCGTCAAAAATTTATTAATTTTATAAGTCAACTATTTATGCCTTATTATGATGAGTTGAGTGGTAAACAGGATCAAATATCGTGTGATCCTGCTGTAAATTCGGAATTTTCTTTACTTACACATCAAAAAATAGTTACTGACTACTTAAATATATATACACCATATCGTGGACTTTTATTATATCACGGTCTAGGTAGTGGTAAAACATGTTCTTCTATTGCAATTGCCGAAGGATTAAAAACACATAAAAATATAATTGTGTTAACACCTGCATCTCTACGACGAAACTATATTGAAGAGTTGAAAAAATGCGGCGATGAAATATATAAAAAAAATCAATTCTGGGAATTTGTACAGATTACTGGCCCATTAGATCCCATGATAAACACATTGTCGGCAATATTATCATTACCAAAAGATTTTATTAAATCCGCAAAAGGTGCATGGCTCGTTAATGTAAAAAAACCTTCTAATTATACTTCATTAACCCGTGACCAGTTAACTAGCCTTGAAACACAATTAAATAAGATGATCGAAACTAAATATACGTTTTATAATTATAATGGTATGAGGATGAGCACATTAAAGGCTATGCCTGTTGATTCTAATAATAATCCGTTTAGCGACCACGTTGTAATCATAGACGAGGCGCATAATTTTATTAGTCGTATAGTAAATAAATTAAAACGCCCTTCGTCTCTGTCGATGCAAATGTATGATTTATTAATGAACGCTCAAAATGTGAAAATTATTCTCCTCAGTGGAACACCCATTATTAACTACCCAAATGAAGTAGCTGTAATATTTAATATTTTACGAGGATATATAAAAACGTGGAAATTCCCCCTACAAGTTAGTGCAAAAGCAGGATCAAAAATCGATAAAAAATCTCTTTCTAAATTATTTGAATCAGTAAATAGCCTTGACTTTATGGATTACGATGACAGTTCTCATATACTTACTGTTACACGTAATCCATTTGGTTTTGTAAATATGAACGAAAAAGGCCAGTACAATGGTGTTATACGTATAGAATCAGAATCAGAGTCGTCTTACATTAGTGATACAGATTTTGAACGTCTCATTATTTCAACACTCCGTGGAAAAGATATTGCTATTGAATCAGGCAGCATTACGGTACAAACATATAAGGCGTTGCCAGACTCTCTCGATGAATTCCGATCTTATTTTATTGACTCCTCAACCGGTAGTCTAAAAAATGTCAATATGTTTATTCGACGTATATTAGGGCTTGCTTCTTATTTTCGTAGTGCACAAGAACAGTTAATGCCTAGATATGATAAATCAGTTAACTTTAGAGTCATTACAATACCTATGAGTGATCATCAATTTGCAGAGTATGAAACAGCACGTAAAGCAGAAAGAAAGTTGGAAAAAAAATCAAAAAGCAAAAAAAGGCCTGTTGCTCCAAAACCTGGTACTGGAGGAGGAGATGATATATATGAAGACGCTGTCTCTTCTTATCGTATCTTTTCACGTCTTTTTTGTAACTTTGTTTTTCCAACAGAAATACAGAGACCGCGTCCTAAAGATTCCGATGATGTTGAAGGTGCTATAAGGGATGGAGTAACAGAAGAAGATATTGATGCACTCACGGTGTCAGAACGTGTTCAAAATTTAAATGGAGAACATACCGGCGATGATACAGAAGAATTGCAAAAAGACATATCTGCTAAAGTAGATGGATCATACGAAAAACGAATAGCAATAGCAATACAAAAAATAGAACAAAATAAAATGCGATATTTGAGGAGACCCGCGGATGGTGGAGAACTACAAATATATAGTCCTAAATTTTTAGCAATGTTGGAAAATATACAAGAGCCTCATCATACAGGTCTTCATTTAGTTTATAGCCAGTTTCGATCACTTGAAGGTATTCGCTTATTTTCGCTTGTACTTGATGCTAATGGATATGCTCGTTTTATAATAAAGAAAAATGATGCAGGGAACTGGATATGGGATTTAAAAGATGAAGATAAAGGAAAACGAATGTATGCTCTTTATACCGGCACAGAGACCGATGAGGAACGTGAGATAATAAGAAATATTTTTAATAGTACATGGGATTATATTCCCGTAACTATCAAACAACAACTTGTGCCTAAGTCTACCAACAATTTTATGGGTGAAATTATAAAAGTTCTTATGATCACCGCTTCAGGCGCGGAAGGTATTAATTTGCGGAATGTTCGATGGGTGCATATTACAGAGCCATATTGGCAACCTGTTAGGATTGAACAAGTTATTGGGAGGGCTAGGCGTATATGTAGTCACAATGACTTACCCGAAGAAAATAGAACAGTTAATGTCATGATTTATGTTATGGGTTTTACACCCGAACAACTTGCACAAGATGCATCGCTCGAATTAAAATTAAATGATGTTAGTAAGAAAAATTCTGACTTGGCAATAACAACCGATCAGGCTTTATTTGAAATATCCACAATAAAGGAAGAAATTAATCAACAACTACTTATGGCTATAAAACGAGCTTCTATTGACTGTACTATTCATAGAGATATGGCATCAAAAGAAAAATTACAATGTTTCAGTTTTGGAAGTGTCACATCTAACAACTTCTCATATAATCCGTCTATCAGCGCCGAAGAATCAGATACAGCAGTTGCACGTAATACCGAAGTAAAAGAATTAAGACTTACTAGTATAACTATGACAGTAGAAGGAGAAAAGAAGAAATTCGCTTTTGATAAAGACAGCGGCATAGTGTATGACTGGAATAGTTATGAATTGGCAAGAGAAATGGGAGGCGATCCACTAGTCGTTGGTAAATTGATACAAGGTGCAGATGGTAAACAAAAATTTGTAAAAGGAAGTAGTTCTGTATTACGAGAAACAGGAGGAGTTGCTATGGCTGCGCCAAAAAGTGTACCCACTGCCGCAGCCGCTGCCGCTTCCGCTGCCCCTCTCGCTCCATCTCTTGCATCATCAACTAAAAAATCAGATAAAGGAGCAGAAAAAAGTAAAGAAGCATCTACAGTGAAATCAAGTTCATCAAGTAAACCTAACTAACTGTGATACACTTTCCTACTAATTTTATGATATTATTGTATAATTATATGTATATAAAATTGAAGTTAATATATATACTTTATATATATTACCACAAATACGCAACTTTATTCAAATGCAAGATCATCGACCAAGATATGAATTGACAGCAAATCCCAAAATTTGGAAAAAGACGAATTGGGGGAAACGTATAATGGATACTGATATATATCCTTTAATTACTAACCGTAATCAATTTGTTATAGATTATAGTATTAAATCAAAGTGGGATAGAATCCCACAATATGTTATAGAACAGTGTGGACTGTACGATAATCAAATTGGACGATGGTGTCTTACAGGAAAATTATTTGATCACATTGAGAGTTATAAGACGTTAGATGGTAGATACGTATTAGTTAATAGCCCTTATTATCCACCAAATAAAGAAGAAAAATTATTAGAACTTGGTTGGGTTAGATACATTAACTTATATGCACCTGAAAGTATTCAGTCTTCAACATACATATTTGTAGCAGATGCACGAACGCGAAGATAAAACAATATAAATTATTACAAATATACGTACAGTAATAATTTATAAATTAACAATATTTTTCTCTCTATTATCATTAGTGAGAATGCTTAATATTTTTTCTTGCATAGTTTTTATTGATTCTATTTCATTTTGAATTTTTATTATTTTTTCCTCTAATTTCTTATATTCTCCCGCTTCTCCTGTGCGCTTCTTTTTTGAATACGGATATATATTATACTCACACCCTTTGTATTCTGCCGCGGCATATCCATTATCATCACCATCCATACCTTCGTATTCATCACTATCACCACCATCATCATCGCCGTGATTGTTACTACCCATAATCGTATCAAGTGGAATTGGTTTATATAATAACGAGTTTGAATGACTAATTATATCATTCGTAGGCGACTCTGATTTTATTACTTTTATATTATTTCTCTTTAACTTGGAAAGAATAGACAACTCAATTCCATCTTCATTATTTTGATTATTTTGATTATTTTGATTATTTGATACTTCCAATGTATGTGACGTACCTGATTCATGCAATTCATTCAACACACCCGATGTATCTAAAACATTTTCATAATGAACTTTAACATTCGCATCATCATTAAATGTTACACTTTTCTTCGACGAATCATCTACTACATTTTTTTTATTCACTGTTTGAACAGGGCGTTTTACATCTTTATTTACAGACGTTCCTTTTAACCAATCCTCCGCATTTTTATCGTTACTACCATTTATATTATTTTGTTCAATATTATTTTTAAGATGATCCAATTCTTGTTGTCTTGAGGCAAGTGCCTCTGCAATGAGTCGCTCCATATCACTACTTGCCAATTTTACATCATTCAAACCACCAACCTTCTTATCCGTAAAATCAATATCCACCGGTTTTTTATTATTTAACATACTGTCCATTTCTTCTTGTTTTTCTTTTAGTCGAACTTCAATTTCTGACATCCTACTTTTCTGTAAATCATCTGCCCTATAAATCTCTTCAATCTTTGGTTTTTTTCCAGAAGAATTATAACGTGGCGGAACAGGTAATATGTTTGATGGCGTATGTTGTACATTATGATTTTCAGTTGGCATACGATTAATTTTAAATTTACCTAATTCTTGAATCATCTTCTTAATAACTGTTTTATTACTATTCATAATCATTTCAGAAGCCTTATTGTCATAATCATCATCACCTTCATCATTATTCTCGAAAAATGTATCAAACTCGGGTTTCATAGAATAAATAGATGACTCAAATATTCGTTTTACATTTTCAAAACTACTATTTGGTATATCATTAAATACCCCTCCCTCTTGCAATAAACCCCATATAATACTTTTATTATCATTTTTTGTAAAGTCTGTAAATGACATGCCTGCTTATATGTTAAATAATAAAGTATATAAACTACTATATTAAATTATAAATAATATTTAATATATTTTATACTCAAATATTATTGTATTTCACCAAATACATATAAAAAAAATAACTATATAATTAATAACAAACTAAATATATTATGAATACTTCAACAAATTATCACGATTTATCAAATAATATAAATTATTTTCAATTAACAAATATAAAGCTATTATTTTTTGACATTTTTTATAAAAATAATCAAATATACCTTATTATGCCAATATACAACAAACAAGCAGATCATGAACAAATATTTATTAAAGTAGACGATGTTCGTTTGAAAATGTCATATTCCCATATAAAAGATAACATTGAACCGACTCTAATTTATGTTTATAATTATACAATGCATAAAGAGACGTCAAGTACAATTGTTGTAGATGTAGAGTGTAATAACATTAAAAAATCATATTCTTTACATCATATTCGAACAGCCGATGACCAACCTAAAAAGTTTTTAACTCTTACAACATTATTTAAAAATGATTATAAACTATTTACATTATTTTATAACTACTATAAAAATCAAGGAGTGTCACATTTTTATATGTACTATAATGGTATTTTGACAAAAGAAATTAAAGATATATTTATCAAATATGAAGATGTTACATTAATTGAATGGAATTTTAATTACTGGAATCCTAATATGTACAAGTATTGTCATCACGCACAAATGGGGCAAATACATCACGCTATTTATAGATATGGAAAGGATATGTGTGATTATATGATATTTTGCGACTTGGATGAATATTTGCATATTCCAGAATCAAAGTTTGAAAAAAATGATAACAATTATAATGTTAACTTAACTTTAAAGAAATTTATAGAAAATAATCCATTGATAGAAATATTTG